AAAATTATGGGGGTTAAATGATGGAAGCAATTATCGTATTCTTCGGTGCGTTTCTGGTGTTACTAGCGTTATATATGCGACAATAAGACCAAGAAAGGGGGGCGAATGAAACCACAAGACGTATACAAGCTAGAGCAAGTCTTGAGACTCTCAATTTCACAAGACTTACTCAACAAGGCATCAAACTTCCACAATCAAGACGATATGGAAGAAGCAAGAAAGATAGTAGAAAAAAAACATTAAGTCAAGACAGGGGCAACAAATGGAACAAAGATACATAGACGCATTACTGTTTGCAGGCGTAATACTAGCTGTGTTTGGTTTGGCTAACTTGTGGGAAGTGGTGAAAAACTATGTTAAATTTAATAGGTAGATGTGTTAACTGTGGTGGCTGGTGCTATAACGCTAGTTTCTGCAAATGGTGTATGCAAAGGATTAAATAATGCAAGAACTAATAATAGGTATGTTTGCTGGTGCGTTTGTCAGCATAGCCTCACTAGCTATAGCAATTAAGTTATATCTTAAATAATGGACGTAAATTTATGGTTTGGTGGCAAAAGTGTCGAATGGTATACACCACCTTTTGTCTTTGAAGCATTAAAAATGCAATTTGATTTAGACCCTTGTTCACCAGATACAAGTAAACACAAAACACCAGCTGACACTCATTACGTATTGCCATACAATGACGGATTAGAAAATCCTTGGTTTGGTGAAGTTTGGTGCAATCCACCATACGGGCGTGGTATAGAAAAATGGGTTGAAAAAATGTATAACCATAATAAAGGCATATTACTTGTGAATGTAAGCGCTTTGCCTAATCGTTGGTTTCATAAATACTTTGACCATTACACGGCAATATGTTTTGTTAAAGGGCGCATAAACTTTATTAACGGTATTGATCAATCAAATGGTGCACCTGCTCACGGACAAATGCTTATAGCCTTTGGTGAAAGATGTAAAAAAGCCGTATTAGAATGTAATCTTGGTGTAAGTTGGGATATTAAATAATGGCTACGTATATTTGGTGTAAAGGGTGTCATAAAATGATTGCTAAAGAACTAATACACGAGTGCGACAATGAGTAACGTCATATATTTGCATTACCACTACGATTACGATAACAGCAGAGAAGTGCCTTGCCGTAACGCTAAGTGTTACCAGAAAATGCTTGATGATAAAAAGAAGCTGGAAGAATACCAAGATAAAGTAGATCGTGATTTAGCACGTAAAGAAAACTTAATGATGATAAATGACTGGATACAAGACCCAAGGATAGACAACTACAACGATTACTGATATAAGTTACATACTTGGTAGCTAGTGCCAAGTCTAAACCTAAAGTCTAGGGTTGGTTGATAGCCAATTTAATCGCCGTTAGAGGGCGTTACTTATCTATGCCTAATCAACGTAGCGTGTAACAATACGAGAAGTTACGACTTGATAAACAGCTATTAACGAGTCTCCTAATAGTAATCAAGATTTATCAAGATATGGCGAGACTAAGCCGAATAACCAATAAGGCTTTCATTCGATAGTACGAAACCTCAGGGGTTCAAACTTAGAGAGTGGTTTACATTCAAGCCATTCTCTGTACTTCAACACTCAAAGGTTCATAACATATAATAAACAATATGCATAGTAGAATAAAACGTAATGGATCATCAAGAAAATGGCGAGCACTTAGACAAGCCATACTTAAACGAGACAACCACACCTGCTACTACTGTGGAATACCTACAGCTACTACAGTCGATCATCTCACACCCGTCGAGCAAGGTGGCGACAATTCAGTCAATAATCTCGTTAGTGCTTGCTCGAACTGCAACTATTCTAAAGGCAACAGGACAGAAGAACAGTACATTAAAGACAGAAACAACAAAGCACGAAGACAAGTAATGAAAAATAAACACAAAACAACCCCATTTTTTATGGGCGCAGGACACCCACCGACCCCTGCCAGCAAAACCTCCCCAAAAGAGTTAAAAACGCCGTTTGAATTACCTAAAGGAGTTAGTCGTAATGATTAAAGAAGAAAAGCACAGAATTTTGCCTGCATTAGATCGTGCTCACGAAGAAGCGCTACGTCAGGGAATTATTACAGAGCTTGACGCAGCTGGTATTGCTATGGCGTTTACTCTTGCTGGTGTTCTTGACGGGGGAACGTTAAAACCTATTGAAGAAGTTAAGTATATGGGGCAACTGCAACAAATCTTAGATAAGTATGGTTTGAGCTTGTATGGACGTAAAGAAAAACCAGAGTTAGAAACAGGTGAAGACCCAATTGACAATCTTAGGAAACTCAACCCCGAGAATACAGACCACAGCACTAGCTTACCCAACTAGAGGTAACGAAGTCGCCGAGTTTGCTCGGCAAATAGATATGCCGTTAATGGAATGGCAACAATACTTAATAGATGAAGCAAGTAAAATTAAAGAAGACGGCAAATGGGCTTACAAAAATGTGCTTGCTATTGCAGCTAGACAAAATGGTAAAACACACTTGCTACGTATGCGTATCCTTGCAGGGTTGTTCCTTTGGGACGAAGAATTACAAATAGCAAGTGCTCAAACAAGGGACTTATCGTTAGAAACTTTTAGAAAAGTTGTTGAAGTTATAGATAACTATGACTGGTTAAGAAGAAAAGTTAAACACGTAACAAGGGCTAATGGTCGTGAAGAAGTACAACTTAAAAATGGTATGCGTTACAAAATTGTAGCAAGTAATAGTGGTGGCGCAAGAGGTTTGTCAAGTGATTTAGTAATACTTGATGAGCTCAGACAACAAAAAACCTATGACGCTTACTCAGCCCTTGTGTTCACAATGAACGCTAGACCCAACTCACAGTTTTGGGGAATCAGTAACGCAGGTGATCATTACAGCATTGTCTTAAACGCTATGAGACAACGAGCATTAGACAAAATAGAAAAAAACTTAGACGACCCATTATGTTTTATGGAATGGTCAGCCTCACCAAACAGAAAACTATCAGACATAGAGGGCTGGAAAGAAGCAAACCCAGCACTTGGTAAAACAATAACCATAGACGCGTTAAAAGCCAGGCTAAGTGACCCACCAGAAATCTTTCAAACAGAAGTTTTGTGCCAATGGGTAGAAACAATGAATGGTGCTTGGCAAATGGGAACTTGGAATACTTGTATGCAACCAAACCTTGAACTTAAACCAGACAGACCAACTTGGTTAGGTGTTGAAATATCACCTGAACGCAACACTTGGGCTTTAACAGGTGCGCAAATACTTGAAGACAAAAGCATAGCTGTAGGTTTAATGGAATTTGTTGAATCAGACAACCCAATAGATGATTTACATATAGCAGGTCGCATATCCGAGTGGGCTAAACATTACAACGCCGAAGCTGTAGTGGCTAACAGATTTACAGGAGACTCAGTAGTAGCTAAACTACGTCAATCAGGAATAAACGCAGAAGTCATACAAGGATCAAAATACTATCAAGCGTGTGATGAAGTACTTAGTGCTATGTCAGGTGCACGACTAGCTCACTCAAACCAACCAGATTTAACAGCAAGCATAAATTCTTGCATAAAGAAAACAAATGACACAGGTGCTTGGTATGTGATGAGACGTAAAGTATCCACAGCTGCAATAAGTATGATTTTAGCCGTCCATAAAGCAACTGAATATGGTGGCAGGTCACAAAACCAAGACATTGTAGTTGCTTAGGTGCTTGACTATTATAACGATTTGGTAAAGAATTAGAAGTTATGGGCTTCTTTCAAAATCTTCTTGGTATTGAACCAGATAACAGCGTAAACAAAGTAGACGCAGCTGTTGCACCATACAATTATCAACAATACGCCCAACCTTTTGACTATTTTGGTTTATCAGCAGTATCACGCGCACAAGCTATGCAAGTACCAGCAGTAGCTAGAGCCAGGAACATTATTTGTGCAACTATCGGATCATTACCATTAGAAGTTAGACGCGAATCAAACAACAGCAAAGTTGTGACCCCACCTTTTATTAGACAACCCGATCCGAGAATGACGGGTCAAAGTGTTTATACATTTTTGGCAGAAGATTTGTTATTTACAGGTCAAGGATATTTAAGAATACTAGAACTTGGCACAGACGGACGCCCTTTATCTGCTGAATGGATTTCAGTAAGCCGTATTACAAGAACTTTAGATTCATTAGGTCACAACGTGCGTTACTACAGCGTAGACGGCAATCGTGTACCTGAAAATGGTTTAGGTTCTTTAATTCCATTTACAGGATATGACGAGGGACTACTTGTAAGAGCAGGAACAACAATACTTACGGCACTAGCTTTAGAAAAGGCAGTTAAAAGATTTGCAGATGAACCAACACCTAACGTTGTGTTGAAATCTAACTTGCCAATGCCAGCCGAAAGAGTTACAGCTCTATTAAATTCTTGGAAAGAAGCAAGACAGACACGTGGCACAGCTTTTGTAAACGACACAATAGATTTCCAAAGCATAGGATTTAGCCCAGAACAATTAA